CTGACAATTCGTGGTGGTCTGGTTCTAAGTTTAAAGATATATTAAATCAGCCAGAAGTTCTAACACAATACAAAGATATAGTAAAAGCATTGGTAATGGCTGATGGTATGAATCCTGAAAAAGCCATGGAACTAGCGGCTGGTTATCTTGAAGAAGACTGGCTAGTAGTAGAAAGCACCAACGGTGTTAAACGTGCTGTACCTCTGTTAAACACAGACATCAAGCAGTATGCAGGTCAAGAGAAAGCGGCGGCTGATTATCTGAATGAAGCCATGCTAGTCCCTGAGGTAAACAGTTTAGCTAGGAGTATTCGTGGTGAGGGTGCTGGTCTTTCTATGAAGATAAATCCGTCTAATCCTAATGCTGTAGACATTATTGTTGAAGCTGAAGACGGTGCAGCACCACCATTTGTCATTGACACTGTAGCTTTCTCTGAGTTAGGTACACTATCTCAGGAGATGATGGTTGAACGTCTTAGAGTAGAAGCTAACAGAGCGTCAGAGTTTGAGGCCAATAGAGGCGTATTTACAACCATTGACCTAGCTGACTTAGGTAATCTTGATGATGCTGAGATAGAAGCTAGAACAGGTATTACACCTGATCAAGCTGAAGCACTACGAGAGGTACGTGAGTCACTTAATAAAATGATAGGTGTATCACCAGAAGATGAGGCTATCAAGGCTGAGAACGAAGCCCTTATGGTTTTAGATACTCAGGCTGAGGCTGAAGCAAGCGAAGCTGATGAATCTAATCAAGTAGAAGAAAAGCCTTTCTTTGAGGTAGGCGAAGTAAATCTTATGAACGCTTTTACTGATATGTTTAAAGATGAGAACGTAAAGGCAAGTGTTATTAGTAAGGCTAAAGAACAAGGAATACCTGATGATAAAGCTGAAGGTTTCTTTTCTAGTCTAATGGATTCCGTTAGTTCTTTCTTCACAGGTGATGAAGCACAAGCAGCTACAATACCTAGTGAAACAGTACCTAGCGAAACCACTAGAACAGTATTTACAGACCAAACAGGAAAAGTAGCAGACATGACAGGTAACACCGTTGCAGAAAAAGCAGGTAATCTTATTAAGACCCAAGAAGGATTTAAGCCTAACCCTTACAAGGATGGTAAAGATCGTTCAGTAGGTTATGGTTTCTATCTACCTGCGCTAGAGCCTGATGAACTAGCTTTAATTAAGGATGTAGAAAACATCACACAAGAAGAAGCTGACGCAGTTATGGAACTAAAGACTAAGAAGATTAATACCTTCTTAGCTGATGAGATTGAAAACTTTGAAGCACTGCCTGAGGAAACTCAGCTAGGTGTCATAAGTATGGCTTATCAATTAGGTGCGCCTAATCTTCCATCTAGCTGGCCTAGCTTTATGAAGGCTATCAAGGAAGCTGCATCTGCACCTGAGGGTTCAGCAGAACAAACAGCAGCCTTAGAAGAAGCAGCCTTTAATATGCTTTACAATCGTAAGGCAGATGGTTCTACTACCAAAACAAAGTGGTATCAACAGACACCTAATCGTGCGGAAGAAATGGCTGCGGCTGTAAAAGGATAATATAATGGCTGAGATTTCTAAGGAAACACAAGAGAAACTAGGATTTGGTAAACCTTTACCTAGTCCCTTTGTCTCACGTATAAGTGAAAACTCTCTTGAGGCTATGAAACGTCAGGAAGAAATCTCTAACGAACAAACAGATTTCTCTACGTTGTATAGCAAAGCAAGAGAAGAAGAACACATTGATGCAATAGCATCTCGTAACCTGTATAGATTCTCAGCCAATCCTTACAATCCTGTAACAGAGATTACCACCGAAATGTCAGATGCCCTTACTAAAGGGTTGACAGACGAAAGAGCCATCGAAGATATATTTGATGCAGCTAGGTCTGAGAGTCTTGACTATGCTATGACAATGGCAGAGGACTATCGTAAAACTGCTAAGAATAGAGAAGAACTAGCTGCTGCTGGTTGGAGAGGGGTAGGGGCTACAATCTTAGCTGCTATGACTGATCCTACTGAGATAGCAGGTATCGTGGGAACCACGGCTGCTGTGTCAGCTATCAGTGGTCCTGCTGCGCCTGTTACTGGTACAGTTACGGCGGCTGCTGGTACTGCTGTGCAAGCAGGAAAATCACTAAAGAAGGGTTACAATGTCTACAAAGCCCTAAAGATAGGTGCTGGATTAGGTGCAGCAGAGGCAGCAGTGTTTGAAGGTATACGTGCTTCTATGAAGTACGATATTGATGGCGGTGATGTCATGCTTGCTGGCCTATTTGGTGCAGGTCTACAGGGCGGTGTGAGTGCTGCTGGAATGACCTTTGCTAAACGAGCCAAGGTACATCAGCTAGCACAGCGTAGTGCGCTTGGTGAGGTTCTTACGCCCGATGAACAAGCTTTGCTAAAAGCTAACTCAGGTGAAGAACTAACAAACAGGATTATTGCACAAGAGGCTGCAACAGGTGACTTTGCTGGACTAGGTACTAAGTCTATCAACGAGATTACAGCAGAACAAGCACGTACTGTATCCTTTCAAAGAGGCAGTAATGCCTTTACTAAGGCTGTTAGACTAGATGCTTTACGTAGTTTAGTGTCTCCCTTTGTGAGAGCCAAGCAATCATCTAATGGATTTATTCGCCTTGGTGCAGATAAGTTAGGTTTGAATAGCACAGGTAATAAGTCAGGTGAGGTGGTAAATCCATCTGCATCTGAGGTTAAGGCTTACTTAGAAAGTAAGTACCGTACAGGCTTTGCACGTAGTTTGACAGTAAACCGTAAGGCTTGGATGGCTGGTAGTGGTGGTACAGTACAGGACTTTAACGTATTAGTATCAAAAGCTATGCGTGATCCTAATGCTATTGTACCTAAAGAAGTACGTAAAGTAGCAGACGATGTACATAAGCAGCAAAGAGAACTAGGAAACTTAGCTATTAAGAATAATGTAGTAGGTTTTACTACAGGTATCTTGGATAATCATCCTAACTATCTACCTAGACTTTTTAGTGATAATGGTATTACTAAGATACGTGCTAGGTTTGGAGATGATAACGTAGCTGTAACAGACTTGGTTGAAAAAGCTATACGTTCTGGACAGCCTGATATTGAGGATGCTGTACGTAGGGCATTGACCACTGCGAAAGGTAAACGTGTAACTCAGAAAGCAATTAATACTTACATCCGTAAGATGGCTACTGGCTACGCTAAGACAGTAATGTCACGCCCTTTTAAGAAGGGTGCTAACGTAGGTGGACTAGACCTTTCGGTAGAAGATTTGACTGCTGCCTTGAAAAAAGAAGAACTAGATGATGATGTAATCATTGGTGTCATCGAAGCAGTAACTAAGTCTAAGGGACTACGCGCACATAAACGCGCACAACCTCGCTTAGTGTTAGATGAGAATGTAACTATTAATGCTAAAACTGTTAATGGTGATATAGAAGAACTATCATTCTCTGAATTACTAGAGAACGACATTGAAAACCTACACAATGCTTACGTATTCCAGATGTCAAGTGGCATAGGACTAGCACGTAATGGTATTAACACTAATGCGGCTGGTTCATCCTTTGATGATTTCATGGCTAAGATTAAGCAAGAGAATGTAGAACAAGGCATCACAGGTACTGAAGCAGAAGAAAAAGCTTTGCAGTATATGTATGATGGCATCACTGGTCAGCATGTATTTAAGCAGGATGTTAGTGATGGAGTAAGAAGGCTTAACAGACGTATACGTGAGTATAGCTTTATTACTAACATGGGCATGTCAGGTATGGCAGCTATGATGGAGTTGACTAACTCTCTGTTAGAGTACTCACTACCAGTCTTACTACGTACAATGCCTCAGTATCGTAAGCTGTATAGTAAAGCAGCTAACGGTCAGCTTGACGATAAGTTGTTACGTGAACTAGAAGTAATGACAGGACTAGGTGGTGATGTAGTTACATCTAAATTTAATCGTGCCTCTCGTTTTGAGGGTGGCGATATGGATGCAGCTATGATGCCTGAGGCTGTAACTTTCCATGATGAACTACTTGGTAGGGCTAGAGAAAAAGTCTCTATACTATCAGGTTTGTCAGGAGTAACAGCTAGCCTACGCCGTATGTCTATGCTAAACTATTCTTCACAGTGGACTAGGGCAGCAGCACAGGGCAAGCCACCATTCTCAAAGATCAAGATGGAACAGCTTGGTATTGATGAGGATGTGCAAGCAGCTATCTTTGCTAACATTAAGAAACATGCTACCACAAGAAACAATGGCAAGGTTCTACAATCTTTGAACATAGACAAGTGGGATATTAAATCTGCTAAGGGTGTTTCAGGTGAGGATGTAAGGGAAGCTTTTTCCATCTCTGTCTATAGAGAGGCTACTCAGAACGTACAGGAAATGAACTTAGGTTCTGTTAATGGTACACTGCGTAGTGAATGGGGCAAGACTATCTTTCAGTTTCTTAGCTTTCCACTCGCAGCTTTAGAACAGCAGACAATGCGTATGGGTGTTCGTGCTAGGCATGGAGATGTTGTAGTTGGTAAAGTTATTATGGGTAGTATGTTTATGGGTTCTCTTATGTATATGGCAAAGGTACACATGGCTGCGGCTGGACGTAGTGATGCTGATGAGTACATTAAAGAACGCATGAGTATGAAAAACTTTACTAAGGGTTCACTTGAATTAATTGGTGTAGCTAGTGTCTTTGGATATATTGCACAGGTTACAACAGGAATGATGGGTGGAAACTCTTATGCTACTACACCACCAGCTTTATCTATGGCTTCCAATGCAGTACAAACTATAGGTAATGTACTAGATGAAGACGACATGACTGAATCAGAATGGCGTAAGTTTTTAAGACTTGCCCCTTTCTCATCCTTGTATGTTGTCAAACAAGGTTTGAATAAAGTAGCTAATGAAGCAGCAAACTAAATAGGAAAACAAATGGCTTTATCATATCAAAACTATACAGGGGATAACACTACCACACAGTTCTCTATTCCCTTTACATATCAGGACACTGCTGAAATCAGTGTGACAGTAGATGGTGTGGCTGAGACAGGTCTAACTTTTCCTTCTTCATCTACTGTTCAACTAACATCAGCACCTGCTGTGGGAACTCTAGTACAGGTTCGCCGTACTACTGATCTCTCAGCACGTGCAGTTGACTTTGCGTCAGGCTCAGTGTTGACTGAGGAAGACTTGGATGATAGTAACATTCAGGTATTCCATGCAGCACAGGAGTCAGTAGACCTTGCAGCAGACTCAATTCAGCTAGACAACGACAACAAGTGGGATGCACAGAACAGTGTTATTAAGAATGTAGGAACTCCTACAGCAAGCACTGATGCAGCTACAAAGGGATACACAGACACAGAAGTATCTGGGGTTGTTAGCAGTGCTGTTAGTCAGGCTACAACAGCAGCAGTATCGGCAGCTAATACAGCCGTGGCAACAGCTACAGGTAACATTATTCCTGATGCTACTAAGCTTGCTATTCATCCTATAGGTACTCAGTATACTCTTAGTGATGGTGTAACCACTGACTACTCGTCAAAGCACTATGCTAATGTTGCCAGCACAAACGCAACCACAGCTACTAACGCAGCTTCAACAGCCTCTACAGACGCTGGTACAGCCTCTACAGCAGCTACAGCAGCACAGGTAGCACAGGCAGCAGCAGAAGCAGCCCTAGATACCTTTGATGATCGTTTTCTTGGGGCAAAGGCTAGTGATCCTTCTGTAGACAATGATGGTAATGCACTGCTAGATGGTGCTATCTACTTCAATACTACTAGCGATATTATGAAGGTCTACGATCAGGCTAATACAATTTGGCGTGATCTTGCCCTGACTGGTACAGACCAGACTAACGTCAACCTTGTTGCAGGTCAGATCAGCCCAACCAATAACATTGCTACAGTAGCTGGTATCTCTGCTGACATTACAACTACAGCAACTAATAACGCTAACATTACAACTATAGCTACAAGCATTGCAGATGTAAACGCTGTAGGCACAGACATTGCCAACGTCAACACTGTTGCAACAAACCTAAGTAGTGTTAATGCCTTTGCTGATACTTACTTTGTAAGTGCAACAGCACCAGCATCACCTACTCTTGGTGACTTGTGGTTTGACACAACGAACAACGTAATGAAGGTGTATAGTGCTAGTGGCTTTGTGAACGCTGGTTCATCAGTCAACGGTACAGCTAATCGTTATGTCTACACAGCAACAAGTGGGCAGACTACCTTTGCTGCAACCTATGATGCTGGTTACATAGATGTGTATCTGAATGGCGTTAAGCTGCAAAGCGGTACAGACTTTACTGCTACTGATGGGGCTAACGTAGTCCTGACTGTGGGTGCAGCCCTCAATGACCAGATAGATATTGTTGGTTATGGTACGTTTAACATTGCTATTCCAGATATCTCTGGTGATGCCACCCCGCAGCTTGGCGGTAACTTAGACACCAACGGCAACGACATTACCTTTGGCGACAACGACAAAGCTATCTTCGGTGCTGGGTCTGACTTGCAGATTTATCACGATGGTGTTCATAGCAACATTAAAGACGCTGGTTCAGGTAGTCTATTCTTGCAATCTTCTAATAACATTTACATACAAAACGCAAATGGTTCGGCTAACTACTTTAAAGGTACAGATGGTGGTGCTTCTGAATTATTCCATAACGGCTCCCTAAAACTCGCCACCACAGCCACTGGCGTGGATGTCACTGGCACTGTGACTTCCGATGGGCTGACTGTTTCACCTAGTTCTGGTGCGGCTATAGGAACAGTTGAGGCTATAGCTGGACAAAGCGCATATGTTTCCATTAGGGGAAACAACACCACATTTTTAACTGACTCATTT